ATCTTGTAGATTAGAAGTACCTGCGGTTAACGGCCCTGAATACGCGTTATAACCTTCCTCACCAAGTGCTCTACCCTGACCAAGCATGTTGGTAACATAATCACCTGCCCAATTTGAGAGCGAAGATTCTGTACCTGTGTAACTTCCGGGCATCCCCGAGTCACCAGCAGTTACACCAGAAGTAATGTCTTGTTCAGCCATAATTCACCTCACACGGGTAAGAATTTTTTAGGGTCAATTTCTTTTCCCTGTTTGGTATTACCCGTCCGTTCTTTACGAACACGAGCCATCATATTTTCAAGAACTTTTGCGCCTGCATCAGAATTACCGTTACCAAGGTGACTTACAACATCTGCAGGAATAACAAATTCACCGTCACTAAGTCGGGCTTCTTGCATACCATCTATAGACGCAGGAACTTTATCAGCCATACCATCTGTCTTGCCGTCAAGGTACTTACCTTGTTTTAATTCTGCAATACCACCCACTGCCATTTGTTGCACAGGAGGAGTAGTAGTAGGTTTAATTTCTTCTTGCGCAGGATTAGCAGCATTTAACGCAGCCAGTCCAGCAGCAGACATAGGTACGGAGGGTGTCGCACTTTTAGGAATATATTGAGCATCAGTAAAGTAACGCTGCCCCCCACTTCCGGGTCTTCTGTTAGGATCATATGTATTAGGTACTACTTGCCTAGACATAGACAACTCAGGAATTTTACCCTGATATCCTGTTTGAGGTATTTGAGCTTGCCCAATACCTGATTCATTTAACAAGTACGATCCACCCAATGAGACCGCAGTTTTAAGCGGGTCATCAGTTAACTGATTTAAGATACTGTCAAACCAAGACATTACACTTCTCCAAGTATTCTTAACAACATATCATTTTTATCCTCTATTTGTCCACCCTGTGCAAAACTACCGCCACGGGAGTTTGCTGTAGGCGCAGGCCCATACGGACTACCAAACAACGCTTCTTGTTGAGGGTTAGCAAAAACACTTTCAAAATCATACAAATAATCAAGATTTACTTTATCACCTGACTTTACGGCTACCTGTTGTCCACTTAAATCATTTGCTCTCATTAGCATATCTTGAAATTGGTTAAAGTTTGTTTTTTTACCCAAGGTATCAATTTGCGTGTTTAATTGAGTATTTAAGTCAGTAGCGGTATCTAGTTGTTGTTTGTTTTGTATTTCAGCATCTGTTTGAAGTTGTGTGATTAAATCGTTTTGTGCGTCTAATTCTGCGTACAAACCAGTGGCAGGAGTAAACATAGACGTGTCAGCTAATTGTACGTCAGTATCTCCACCTAACCTTTGCAACAATAAATCGCTGTCAAATTGATTTACAATACCGTCACTATTAACATCATACTGTGTTATTTGTTGATTAGTAAGAACTTGATCTAAGGCTATGCTATTTGCAACAAAATCAACGTCTGCTTGCGTTACATTGTTCGCAGGCTTGCCAAGCACTTCGGCAATAGAATTTATATCGTTGCCTAAATTTTCTGTTACTTGCGCTATGTCAGCAGTTAACGCAGCTTTAGTTGTACCAATCTCCGATAGAAGTGCAGTTTCAGTTGTACCTAACTCTTGTGTTAGTGTGTCTAACGCTGCCTGTGTGGCCTGATCTCGTGTTAAACCTGCTGCTTCGTTAGCGTCTATGAGTGTGGTTAACCTAGTTTCAGTGGCAGTAATTGAAGTATCAACAAGTTCTTGCACATCGTCGGTGTTAGGTTGTCCAGTAATATTGTTTATTTTTGCAGATAGTGCATTATATTGCGCGGTTGGTAGATACTCTTCAACCTCACCAAGTTTTGCCGTCTGGTCAAACTGTCCTGTAAATTTGTTTATGTCTTCATCTGTTGGATCGGCAAACCCTAAACGGGCATATTCAGCGCGAACTTCGTCTGCTGTAACAACGCGAGGGTCAGTGTATTCGTTTATTGCTGTTTTTTGCGTATCTTGAAAAGTATCGTTGTTAGTTTGACCTGTAAATCGAGCAATTTCGTCTTCGGTTGCGTTATACCCAATGTCAGAAAGAAACTTTGTAGCTTCGTCTTTCGTTACCTGTCGCGGATTGATATAGTCGCCAATAGCATTTTGCTGTACGGTTTCAGCTTTTGACGTAACAAAGTTTGCAATTTCTTCTGGAGTGGCGGTGTATCCGGTATCTGCAAAAAACTGTGTGGCTTCTTCTACTGTAGTAGCCAACGAATCGTATTCTGTACGCGCAGTGGCTAATGTATCAGCTGAAAAAGTTTCAACTTCACTTTGCCCAACGTAGGCAGCAGCTAACGCATCAGTTAGTGTCAATCCCTCTTCGTTAGCAATATTTTCTAACTCAAAACGTGTTACTTGTCGAGGGTCTACGTATTTGCTAATGATGTCAGATTGTTCGGTTTCTGCCACTTGAGCAACAAAATTAGCAACTTGTTCGTTTGTAGGATTATATCCAAGATCAGTAAAATATTTACGAGCCTCATCAGAAGTAACTTGTCGTGGGTCCACATAATCGCCCACATTGGTTTTTGTAGTATCCTGAAAGTCAGATTCGCCTTGACCTACAAGGTTAGCAACTTCTTCATTTGTAGGCGTGTACCCTTGATCTTCATAAAATTTACGTGCTTCTGCTTCAGTAACTTGCCTGTCATCTGTATAACCAAACAACAGATCGCCTAAATCATCGTCTCTTACTGCCCCTGTAAACTGTGCAAGTTCATCTTCAGTAGGGGTGTAATTATTTTGCGCTTGAAACCCTGCAATAGCTTCCTCACGAGTAGTGCCTTGCGGGTCATATTCGGCTTGTATTTCTGCTATAGCTGCGGCTTCATCTTTTTGTCCTTGGTACGCTGCGGCCTGTTCATCGGTTAACGTAATACCTTCTGCTTCTGCGGCAGCTTTTACCTCGTTAGCATCTAAAAATTTAGGGTCTATATACGCTGCTACAGCAGTGGCTACATCCGACTCAGGTTTGTTCGACACAAACGAATCAATTTCGGCGTCTGAAGGCACAAATCCGGGCTGTACATCTTTAAATATTTTAGCTGCTTCATTAGTGCTAACGTACATGGTGTCGTACGTAGAGTTGAGCACGTTGTTTAATACGGCGGTATCCGTAATGCCAAGCGCGTTAAGCGCTTCGGTAGCAGCTTCGGCGCTCCCCGCATTTTTAATTGTGTCTACAACATCAGAATTTAAAGTTAGAGCGTCAGCTAAAGCGTTACCTGAATATAATGTAGCGCCAACGCCTACACCTGATATAGACCCTAATAACCCTGATTCATAAACAGACCCTGCTACATCGTAGTTTGGGTCAATCTGTGAGTTTACTGTAGCTGTAAAAAGTTGCGGTAAGGCTTCTTCAATAAATTCAGTAGTGCCTTCTTTTATAGTAACTTCTGCCCCGTCAGTAATTTTTTTACCTAACGTACTAAAAGCATCTTTAGAAAGAGTACTAGCATTGTCTCCTAATATTGATCTAGCAAGTGCATTACCGCCAAACTTTGCTGCAACCCCAGCGGTAAACATAGCTATAGTGCCTGCTTTTTGTGCGGTATCTAATGCAAGTTCAGTAGCCTGTTCGTCAGTAAACTTTCGAGAACCGTCTTTGTTTGTAGCAGCAATTGCATTAGCATAAGTTTCATCAAAAGACCCTGCAGCAGTACCTCCAAAAGCTTCAGCCATATCAATTGATAAAGCCGATCCAACTTTTACTCCTGTAACTTTTGCAGCTACTTTTGATGTATATGCCGCACCACCGCGCAATAACGCAGCTTTTGCAACATTACCTATACCGCCAGACGCTAAGAAAATAGGAATTTCTTGTAAGATTTCGCCTGCTACGTTTTCCGCTAAAAATTGCACAGGATGTTCTGCTAAATTTCCAAATATAGCTGCGGTTTTTAAATATGCTTTTGTGGCAAGATTAGGCTCCTGTCCCGGATTTTCTTCTCGCCATTCAACGTCGTAATTTTGAGACCGCGCTTGCATGTCCGCTGCGCCTGTTTGCCACTCTTCAGATTTTAAATCTCCGCTAACAGCCAGTAAGTCTTTGGCAGCAGTTCCTACAGCATTGTTGGGATTGCCCCCTGCTAGTGTAGCAAGTCCTGATATGGCCTGTAGCATTTCGCCACTATTACCAACGACCACACTTGCCGCATTAGAAAAAGTTTCTTGTTGATCTTCAGGCGTCTCAGTTAAGTATACATTTTTGACGTTGTTCCACGCATCCCAATACTTATTACCTGTGTTTGTATCAAAAAGTTTGCCCTGTTCATCGGACATTCCGTTTAATGTACCTGCAAGTAAGTTAGACATAGGCGGTAATTTTTGCACTGTCATACCGTCTTCGGTATACGCTGTTAATTTATCACCACTTAAATACGAAAACCCATCTGGCACTTCGGTAAATGCTAAGGGATTAAATACTGGGTTTGTAGAGACATCTATAGCAGCGTTTACGTTGTCTACTATGTTAGTTAAATTAGTATTTTCGCCTATTGCCTCTTGCTGGTAATCTAGTAATTCCCATGACAACACCCCTCTATCATTGACTAGAGTTACATTGCCGTTAAGCAAGTCTTCAACTTCAACGTCTACACCTAATTCTACGGTATCAAGAACGCGATTACCAACGTCAGCTTCTAGGTCGGGGTCTGCCCAAGTATTTATAACTTTATTTAATTCAACAAGTGAAGGTCTTTCAATAGGAGATAAAATATCATCTCTTTCGTAATACCCGTCACCAACATTAGTTACGTTATCTACTGTGTACCCGTTATTGGTTAGCCACGCGTCGATATTTTCGTCTGTTAGTCCTCTGGTATCTAAAAATTTAGGAGGGACGCTATCATCAAAAATTGTCTCATTGCTATCAGGGTCGTCGGGGCGGACAGATTTTCTTTCTTGTACTCGTATATATTCGCCAGTAAGAAGCATACCATAATTATCTTTTACAAAATCTGTAGAAAAATCTAAAGTTTCGGGTACAAAGCCTGCATCTTTAGCGGCTTTAACCACTTCAGGAGATAACTCAGCAGAATAAATCATGTTGTCGGCAAAACGTTCAGTATCTAACCCAACAAGATTTGCCACATTTTTTATTTCTTGGTCTGCGTAGGCAAGATACTTCGCTAGTTGTGCAGGACTAGCAGCCTCAAGGGGTATTCCTTTTGCGGCTAAAGCACTTTTTACAGTAGACAACCGAATTGCGTCTAGTGCAGCCTCACCTTCGTCTTTAGTTCTTGGGCCATTTTGCCCAGCTTCAAGGTAGTGCCTATACACATCTGCGTCATCTTCAAGACCGTAAAAACTTTTATGATCTTGCGAACTAAAGGCAGGAACCATAGTCTCTACTGCAGCTTGAATTGCAGCATTGTCCATTTTTACCTGTGCCGCGTCTAAGTCTTCATAGTCAGTCTGCACATATTGTAAAACGTCTTCATACTCTTTGAATAACCCTGTGGCTTCAATTTGTACACCATCTTCACCCACACTAGACGAGTTGCCTAATATATCTTTAGCAGCGTCCATACGTTGAACGGTAGGGTGATCAACGGTTAGTAACGCACTGTATTTGGTAAGCTCGGCGTTATTATTTCCTATAGCAGTGTTTAAAGTGTTTACAATGTCTGCATTTGCTTGAGTTTTATTAGCATTAAATACAGCACGAGCGGCGTCTCGGTCAGCTACTAACTCGGCAGAATAACTAGCAAACTGCGTATACATGTCATAGTTATATTTAACTATTCCAGAGGCTTCAGCGTACTCTATGTTAGCATTGTTTAAAGCTGTAGCGGCTTCTACTGAAGCGTCATAGTTACCAGTAATACTGTCCAACGCGCTGTTTAACGGATCAGTGAGTAAATCTTCTACATAATCATACGCGTTTTTAGATAGTCCATTTTTACCAAAAAAAGTTTCTCCCGCTAGTTCAGGATTGCCTTGTTTTGCAATATCCCATGCAGCAGAGGTAGCATCTGTCACTACTTTTAATTGTGGTTCGGTAAGAAATTCTCCTGCCGCAGTTTTAAAATTGTCTGCAACACCCTGCATGTGTTCCGCTACTAAAGTGTATTTGTCTACAACGCCGCGTATAAACCCTTCGTCGCCTATGTAATCTTGAACAAAATTTGCACTTCCAACAGCACTAAGAATTTCGCTTGAGGTAGCGTTAAACATAGCACTAGACACATCTTGCCCAGTAATTTCAGCAACAATACCTGACTTTAAAGAATCTTTTATTCCATCAGATAGTTCGTTTATAGAGTCTAATCCAAGAGATTCTAAAACACCTGAAGTTTCTAACTCCTGCCCAACGTTACCCATGATTTGATCGGCAGCGTCAGATATGCCTAATTGTTCGTTTGCGTAATCAACTCCTACGTCTATCGCATCAGTTGCACCTACTACAGCTGCAGAAGTTGCAAAAGCCTTAGCCGCAGCGTCTAAATCTCCTGTTTGTATAAATGTTTTTGCTGCGCTTTCTGTGCCCTTAGTAACTGCCGTAGCTACTGTCGCAGCTAATCGGGTATTGCTAAATGTAGCTGCAGCAGCTGTGTTTACTGTAGGCCCAACATATGACCCAACTGTTGCTCCAACATAAACCCCAGCGCCTGCTACTACCGCATCTTTTATCGCGTCTTCAAGGCTTCCGCCGTCAACAAGAGTTTGTGTCCCTTTGCCTGCACCTATAAGCATCGCCGCTTGGTCAGGAGGAAGCCCCATAGCCATGGCAGTTATAATAGCAATTGCTTCAATAGGATTGTCTAAAGCGTAATCAACTATGTCGCCAACCGCTGCAATAACAGGGTCAATAAGTTCGTCTACAACAAAATCGACAACGTCCAGTCCTATGTCTAAAACAGGGTCAACAATCTCATCTTTAACTTTTCTAACAACCCAACTCATTGTTCACGATCCTTTACTTTAGGAGTAAATCGAACGTAGAGCCTATAGTAACTTTTGTCTTTAGTTGCACCTAGAAACGCCTGCATACCTAACTTGTTAAGTTGTTTTACCAACTCGTTAGCAAGATCAATTATTTTTGGGGGGTTTGGCGTAATATCTGTGGTGGCATGAGTCATACCTTGTTGTTTAAGTTTTTTCATAAACTCAACAGTATTTTTTAAATAATTAGCGCCAGTATCTAGGTTATTACCATACCAATGTATGTGCGTTTTAAGTTTTCCTTCGCCAACATTGCCAATATATACTGTGTTACCTACGTGTACCACTTCGGTTCCGGGCACTGCTATTTGCCGCATTACAGCAGCCATTTTTACCTGCAGAGGTAACTTGTCCATATCTGAGTTTGTATTAGCTTGATCTACCGCCCTCATAAGTATTTCAGGAGCAGGCAATTTAGTTTTATTGCTGTCAACAACAGTGTAACGTTTCAAATTAAGTTACCTCCAAGACACTAGCTACAACGTGTAACCTACCGGCTGTTTCAGCGTTAAGTATTATAGCATCCCCTGATGCTACAACTAACGGTGCGGTTAACAGTTGTGTAGTAGTTCCTGCACTAAACGTTTTACTAAAAAATACTGGGTGTAGTACATTACTTACACGTATAGAGATTGTCATGTCAGCGCCTGCAGCGTTATCGTTACACACAAGAAGAGAATTAAATATTGCTGTAGTCCCCAAAGGAGTAGTATACAACGTTCGATTTCCCGTTGCAGACACATTATCAACTACAGTTTTATATATATTAGCCATTAGTTAAAAAACCAGACTTGCGCTTCGGCCTCGAACGTAGCCGACACGTCTCGTAGTGCATTATCTACTTGATTAAAGTAAAGGCGCAATACTTTGTTAAATTCTTCTAACTCTGTAGCACTGTACATTGTTGACGGATACGGGAGTGCAGGAGCTTTAAATCCTACTATATACTGATTATTAGCCATTATCGCCTACCATCGGGACGTACATCTATACGCGGAGAACCTAACTGCCATGTTACCCCTGCTGCGTCGGAGGATATTGTAAACGATAGTTGTCGCCCCCGTACACGAGTGTTAACTTGTCCGGTAAATTGTTCTATAGGAACCACCGCTGTACGTACCACAGGACCACTATTAGACCCTCCAACAGACGCAGGATTGTTGTATCCTGATCCAGAATTATTTAGAGGGCTTAACGTCATAGTTGCAGTAGGAGAAGCTGCAGTAGAACCATTAAAGGTAACATCGGGTATGACGCGATATACAAAAGAAAACCTGTCTCCGTCTTCTATGTCAAATTCACCAGATGATATTGTAGCAACAATAGGAGCATTTGCTCCTAGTTCATTATCGTCTACACCTTCTTCATGGTTTACAAGATTATTATTATATGTAGCAGCCAAAGGAAAATCTCGAAGTCCTGAATCTAACCACGCCGTGCGCGATAAATTTCCATGATACCATGTGTCTTCTACGTAGTTATAGATAACATATTTGTTTATTGAGTTAGTACTAGCAGAACAATAAAACCACCATATTTCATGAAATCCTTCGTTTGTACCTGCAAAGACTTGTTCATACTGCAACGAATTAAAATCATTAAACACACTACGTTTTACATCACATCGTAACGGTTGTGTACGACCATCGTACTTGTAAAATTTATCTTTTCCCATCCAATATGAGATACCATTAGCAAAGGCTACAGCATTTTGCGAGGCAATAGATATATTTTCACCGACAGTTTGCGCCCCCCAGACTCCAGAGTCGGCTCCTACAAACTGTAAAGAATACAAGGCTGCATCAGTCCACACTAAGACTTCTTGTCGTGATTGAATAGCCGCAACAATCTCAGTACCTCTAGATAAAGACAACCCTCCTGCTTGCGTAACGGCTGACGGCACCCAGTTTGTTGCATCTCCTTGATCGGACCAACGAACTAACATAGGGTCAAATGTAGTTCCACCAAAAGGATTTGCTCCAAAACAAAACACGAACCTACTTACATCTGATACTAATACCCGATTAGTGCGCGCAGGTACGGCTCCTCCAGCATTTAAGCTAGACAACAAAACTGCACGATTGTTTGTAAGCCCTGCAGAAGCGTCCCAATAATAAATGGCTCCCCCACGTTGGGCAAATATTAAATCTTCGCCAAAGTTTGCCTGACTCCATAACCGCAAGGGATACGAAGAAGCACCACCAAACCCCCAACTACCCGCACCCCAACTACCCGCACCCCAACCTGTTAGAGGTATAGACAACGTGGGACCAATATTTATTTGGTACTTTGCAGTAACCGTACCGCCACCTGTAGCAGCAGAACTTGCATTTTGAAGAACCGTTATTGTGTACGTATTACCAGATGTATATGTGATTTGATGTTCCGTATTTAGACTACTTGCATCAACCCCGCCTACGGCTCCTGACCCTGTAAAAGTTACAAAATCACCATTAGTGTAGCCACCATTGGCGTCAGTGACCGTTACTATACTTGCATTTGCCCCTGTCTGTGTTGTAAAAGGATTAGTCAAAGTTACAGTTGCGCGTAACGGCGTTATATCTGTGTACGCCCCGCCAGATTCAATATAAAATTTAACGTTAGTACCCACACCTACTAGATTTAGACCTCCTAATGTAGTCCAATTCCACAGTGACCTGCATATCCCTTCAAACGTAGGAATAGATATGCGGGACCAGCCTCCAATTTTTTCAGGAAAACCTTGTCTAAACCGAACTTTGTCGCAGTCATACCAACCGCCTTCAGCGGAATACCGCGTTTTTTCTTGGTTTATTCCGGGGGCAAACTGAAGTTTCTGTAACGGCATGGGGCACCTATGAAGTAAGATTAGACATACTGGGCAACGGGTCAACTTTTACTATAACATCTTGTGGCATAAGTTCAAAGTGTGGCGCGTCTATGAATGGCCTGCGAGCTTGTGATCTGCGTGTATCTATATACGAACACATAGCGTGTTCTGCTGTACCATCATAAGCACCTAAATCATCAATAGTCCATGCAGCGCCCCACCGTAACTTAACACCTGCAGCCGCTGCGCCTTCTTTCATAGCATCGGCAATTTCATCATACAGGTTAAGTTCCCAGCGACCACCACCATTACAGTAAGCCATTAGGTCCACGGCGTTGCCATCAAGATGTTTTGATTTCATGGTTTGCGATGCCCCTTTCCTGACTAATTCCTGTTGTTCTGAAAATGTCCTCATGCCGCATATCACCGAGAAGTCTTGTTTTGTAACGCCTACGGCGTACTTCACGACAGTTACCAGACTTTCGTTTACACCTTCTAGCCTTGACAGGCTGCGTTTTCCTAACTTGTATCCCATGATTACTTCTTCCCTAAAAATTGTTTAAACCCACGTATGCCAAATGACGCGCTTATGGCAGTTAAAAGTGCGTACATATACCAATCTGGCGCTTGCTGAAGCTGTTCAAAGCCATGATGGACAACACCTTCCATGCCCGGAATAAAGCATAATATCATGGGGATAGACAGAATAATTACAAACCATTCGTCTTTCCAAGATGAGTCACTATTCTGTGCCATAATGCGTTCCCAATCGGCAACGCTTGTTTTTTCAGACAGCATGATCTTAGACTTTGCTTCAGCTTCAGTTAGCTTTAGCCTTGCCTCTGCATTGTTTTTATCTGTCTTGCCTTGCAGCCAACTACTAGCCAGACTACCCAACGGTCCTATTAAAGCCTGTATCATTTCTCTGATCCTAGCCATACCGCAAACGCGCCCGTCAT